AACCAATGTGGGATCGTCTGATTGCATTCGACAGCGCGTCTGTCGGTGCCGGTCAGTTGATCTACAAAGCGCACCTCCGCACGTACAAGGTAGAAGGCTTGCGCGGCATCATCGCGGCTGGCGGTCCTGCGCTTGCCGGTCTTGAGGCGCAGATGAAATTCACACGCCTCGCCCAGACGAACGAAGGCATGACGGTGATGGACGTCAAGGACGAGTTCGAGGCGCACAGCTACACCTTTTCCGGTCTGTCTGACATGCTGACCCAGTTCGCACAGCAGTTGTGCGGCGCTTTAGGCATGCCCTTCACCCGCCTGTTCGGCCAGTCACCTACTGGCTTGAATGCGACGGGCGAAGGCGAGATGAAGCAATGGCATGAGAAGGTTAAGCAGCAGCAGGAGCGCAGGCTGCGCAATCCATTGCACCGCCTGTTTGCCGTCATGTCGATGTCGTCGCTCGGCAAGCCCCTGCCGGACGACTTCGGATTCGAGTTCCGCAGCCTTCAGGAGTCCAGCGAGGCAGAGAAGGCGGATATCGGCGTCAAGACAGTTCAAGCTATTTCGCAAGCGATTGACTCACAAATCATCGACATTCCGACAGCCATGAAGGAGTTGAAAAACTCTGCGCCGGTTACAGGTCTATTTGGCTCAATCGACGACGATGCTATCTCAGAAGCTGAGGATGCTGCAAAAGCCGCCCCGCCACCCAGCGAGATGGACTTGCCTGATGTCTCTGGTCTGACTGCGGATTCCGGCTCGGCGCTGGACTGGATCAAACGGTGGAGGAAGAAATGATTCACCCGCTCGAAAAGCCGCCCTTAGGCCTGCGTCCAAAGTACATCGCCGATGCATGTCGTGCGCGCGAGGTGCTTGAGGCAATCGATCGCTACATGGCTGCTGGGAAGCCGGTTCCTGCCGAATGGGTCGATGAACTGAAGGCGCTGATCTGCGAATAACCACTACCTTTCAATTCTATGCTCACCCTTGACCGCAAGCGCAGCCGCAACCCGGTCAAGACGCAGCGCATCGAGCAGCGGTACGCCCTGCAACTCCGCAAGGTAGCGCAGCAGGTCGGATCGATCATCGCGCCGTTCACACCGGGCGACATGTCGCAGGTGCCGACCATTGAGCAGTTGCTCAAGGCCTACTCGGACATGCTCAAGGGCTGGGCGACGCAGACTGCCAGCAATATGTTGATGGACGTTGCGTTAAGGGACGAACAGACGTGGCAGACGGTAGCTAAAGACCTGTCGCGCGGGCTGCGTGAAGAGATTCGCAATGCGCCTACCGGGCGTGTCATGCGTCAGTTGCTGGCTGAGCAAGTCGATCTGATTCAGAGCATTCCGATTGAGGCGGCGCAGCGGGTGCATAGGCTGACTCTTGAAGGTTTGGAAGACTCGACGCGATTCACTGAGATTGCCAAAGAGATCAAGCGGACGACTGAGGTAACGGAATCGCGTGCGACGCTCATAGCCAGGACCGAGGTTAGTCGTACCGCCACGACGCTGACGCAAGCCCGAGCCGAATCGATCGGCGCCGATTCCTATATCTGGCGCACGAGCGGGGACTCAACCGTTAGAAGCGATCACAAGAAACTAAACGGCAAGATATTCCAGTGGAACAACCCGCCCATCGCCGATGAGCGATCGGGCGAGCGCGCAAATCCAGGGTGTATCTGGAATTGTCGTTGTTTTGCCGAACCTATCATTCCTGACTGACCATGAGCGATAAGCAAGAAATGGATCAAGAGACGCTGACCGATGCTCAGATCATCCGGATGGCGGAGCGCTGGGCTGTAGACGTTCGACCGAACACTTCCCGCATCCTGAATTTCGCTCGAGAGTTGCTAGCCGCCGAGGCGCAACTAAGCACTAAAGACGAGTAAGCACAAGCCCGCCCCACACCAAGCCCCGCACAGTCGGGGCTTTTTTATTGCCTGCGCCATATGCCCGCACCTTGCAACTGCGATTCGTGCAAAGCGAAGCGCGCCCCCACAAAAGACGCAATCACAGCCAGCGGGATTCTTGCGACCGAGCAGCTTGGCCCAAAGCAAGTGCTGACGCCAAGCAAGTTCCTACTCTGTCTCGATGTGCCAATCGCGCGCATCGGAACGCAAGAATACGCCGACATCGAACTGCCTGATATTGAACCCGGCGACGACGGAATCATTCTCGTCGAGCGCCACGAAGATGACGTGTTCGACCCTGAGTCGATCGCCTCATTCGAGGGCGCGCCAGTCACGATCGAACATCCGCGCGAGCCGGTTACACCAGAAAACTGGATCGTCTACGCGAAAGGTGTTGCACAGAACGTGCGCCGCGGCGAAGGCGAGATGAGCGATTTCCTGATGGCAGACCTGCTCATCATGGACAAAGGCGCGATTCACGACGTGCAAACGAAGCGTCTCAAAGAGATTTCGAACGGCTACGACGCCGCATACATCCAGATTGCGCCAGGACGCGCGCGACAAACCGACATCGTGGGCAACCACGTTGCGCTGCTGGCAGGCTCGGCCCGCTGCGGCGAAGCCTGCTCTGTGCAGGATGAAAAACCCACCTCCTTAGGAGATCCCCCCATGGCTGTTAAGAAAGGCGCCGAGTCCCTCAAGGACAAGTTGCGCAAACTGTTTATGACGCGCGATTCGGAAGCCTTCGAGAAAGCGCTGTCGGAGGAAGTGAAGGACGAAGGTATGGAAGGCGGCGAAGGTCAGCACATCCATATCCACATGCCTGGTGCAGGCGAACCCGGCGGCCCGGTGACGAAGGACGATGAAACCGAATCCGACGATCCGATGGCGAAGTGCATGGCCGCTATCGAACAGGTAGCGCAAGCAGTCGCCGCGATCGGTGAGCGCGTGTCGAAACTCGAAACCCCGTCGACCAACGACTCTGAAGAAGAGAAGAAGGAAGAGACCAAGGACGACGACGGCGATGGTGACGGCGACGACAGCGAAGAAACCATGGATTCGGACGAGTCCGAGGAAAAGAAGGACGACAAGACCTACGATTCCGCCGCTCTCCGCGATGAGTTCCAGGACGCCAAGGCGCGCGCTGAAATCCTCGCCCCCGGCGTGAAGTTGCCGACGTTTGATGCGAAGGCCGAAGGCAAGAAGACTGCCGATTCTATCTGCGTGCTTCGCCGTCGCGCCCTGCGTGCCGGTCTCGAGAACAGCAACGCTGACCTCGTGCGCGCCATCGTAGGCACCGCTGACGTGTCGAAGATGACGTGTGACGCCGCCAAGATGGCGTTCCATGCTTCGTCGGAACTCGTCAAACAGAAGAATGCGCGCGTCGCAAACCGCACGAACGACTCGCAGCACGAAGCAAAAGACCTCAACGCAATCCACGCCGAATTTTGGGCGACCCGCAAAGCTTAAGGAGCCGACATGCCCTCGTTGCAAGCTTATCAATTCCGCATGCCGGCAGGTTTCGCTGGCGATCTTCAACGCGCTGAAGCCGCGACAATCGAAACGCAGCTGATCGATTCGTCGACGCCGCCGACCGTGTTTGGCGTAGCCGTCAAGTACGTCTCCGGCAAGGTGCAGCCGATCAACCTGTCCGGTGATACGGCCGCCATCGTGCAGGGCGTGAACCTGCGTCCGTACCCGATCCAGGGCAACGGCACCGATCCGCTCGGTACGTCGACGCCCCCGACTTCGGGCGTGACAGACATCCTGAAGCGCGGCTACGTGATGGTGTCGCTGGGTGGCGTTGCTGCCGCGACCAAGGGCGGCACGGTGTTTGTCCGCGTCGCTACGCCGTCTGCTGGCAAGCCGCTCGGTGGCTTCGAAGCCGCTTCGGACACGACCAACACGATCACGATGCCGTCGAACTGGTACTTCACTGGCCCTGCCGATGCGTACGGTGTGGCAGAAATCGCGGTCAATATCTAAATCCCCGGCGCCTAATCGCCTCTAAGACCCCGCTTCGGCGGGGTTTTGCTTTTCTGGAGCAAAAACTCAATGGACATGTCTGTTCAAAAATTCCTGAAGCGCCGGGAAGTCGCTGATGCATCGCGCAAGCTTGTGCGTGCCTACACGACCGATGGCATGATGACGTACGATCAGATGACGATCGACTCGACGGGTGCATTCCTGATCGGTCAGCTCGAACGTCTGGACCAGACGCTGAACATGCCGCTGGTCGAGTACACCTGGTCGCGCGACGTCGAAATGCGCACGGATGTTTCGCCGGCCGATGAAGTTGCGTCGTTCACGAACTCGGCCTTTGCTGTCGCCGGCAACATGACGCCGGGTGGTCTGAACTGGATTTCGAACGAAGGCAATGCACTGGCTGGCCCTTCGGTTGATATCGGCAAGACCGGTCAGGCAATGCGCCTCTGGGGTCAGGAAGTCAAGTACACGATCCCCGAACTCGTGAAGGCGCAAGCGCTTGGCATGCCCGTCGACGCGCAGAAAGTCGAAGCCATGAACATGAAGCGCAACA